ATCACAGACAGTACCGCGCACCTTGTTGGCGAGGATCTCAAGGAAGTGAGGATCAGTGTACGCATTGTGATCGTAGTGCCACATAACACGCTCGCGAATTGAGGCCTGATCCTCGGGGCCGATGTCCGCACAGATGAAAGCACCGGGAATGCCGCGAGAGTAATCCTCAAACCTAACAGTCCAGGCCGTGCCATCAGTGCGCGCCCAGACGTCAATTACCTGCCCCGCAAACTTGTGGCCTGCGGACTGGTAGCCGCGCCCAGTGTTGAATCGAAACTGGAACCGATTGTCACCGTATGAATTCATTGTCAGTGTCCTCTGTTGTGTTGTGTTGGTGTTGGTGGTCTCACCCCGAGGCGCACTCGTGAGAATGCGCAACGGGCTGAGATCAGCGTCAGAGCGCGGCCAGCTGCGCCCGATAGCGTGCCAGCGCTGCAGTGTCAGCGTCGTAAATCGCCTCGCCGCCGTCACCGTAGCAGTAGGTTAGATCGTGGTCACCGTAGCGCTGGCGGTAACCGCTCAGGTTGCGCCCGCATTGTTCAATCCACTTTTCCTGAGCTGCGATGAGCCGCAGTAGGCGCGCACGTTCAATTGAAATTCGCATGTTGGTTTGTCCTCGTGTTGGTTTAGTGGAGCTTATATGACGTGTTGGCAATCGCGGGATCCCAGCATGCGCGGCAAGGCCCGCAGGTGTTGTCATGCAGGGGCGCGACGCACTCGTGACCTTGTGCAGGTTTCTTATCGTGAATTGTTGACGTGTTGGGGAATTGATCTGTCACGGGACCGTCAATCATCGGTGAAGATACGCGGGTAATCAGATTCGCGGGGATCTCAATCCCCATAGCGCGAAGCTTCAGCAACACGCCTACTTCGCGGATTGGCAGCCAGTGTTGGATTTCAGGTGTAGCGCGGCAAACTTCAATGATCTTCAGCATGTGCCAGACACCTTGCACGTCGCCGCTATCGTGCCAGCGGTGAAAACCAACACCGCCACGCGCTACCAGCCGCTTGTTAGGTTTGAATCCATCCAGCCCGTGAGCTTTGCGCAGCATGTAGACCATCGCGGCAGACCAACCAACATTCTGCAGTGACGCCAGCCGGCGTTCCTGCGCGATGCGAACGCTGGGATACGCATAGTTGTTTTTCTCGTGAGCGTAGCAACCAAAGCAACCGCTACCGGGGATCTCTCGAAGCTTGCCGCCTACGTTGCAGCTGTGTGTTGGTATGCCGTAGGACGTGCCGGGCATCTTGCTGGGAAAGCCCAGCGTCCATGCCAACACTTTGGCGGCCTTGAGCGTGAGACGCTGCGGCAGCTGCCGCATGAGCGAGAACGCGCCCGCATGCGCGGTTAGTGGGTTGCGAATTATGTTAGAAATCATCGATTTAGCTCCGCGCCCAAAAAGGGCAAAAAGCAAATACTCGCACGGATATCGGCACGTATCAATTCGGCCGGCGGCAGGGCACGGACTGGGCAGACTTGCTCGCGCAAAGCCTATAAAAACAGGCATTTGCTGCTATACGCCAATGGCGTATCTAACAATCACTGCACCAACACGGAAAGTGTCAGTGTTGTGTTATGTCAGTGTTGGTTTGCTGGCGCATGCGCGCATGCCCAAGGCCGCGCAAACCAACACCTAACTGCGCCACCTAAATGCGGCTAAATCCTAGGCGTGGGCGCGCCTAACTACCTGATTGGACAGGTAATACCGACTAAGCAGGGGTTATTCGTCGGCCCCTTGGGCCTCGGCCCCAGCTGGCGGCCTGCCCAGCCCTGGCTGGCTGCCGCCGCGCCGCGCTCGACGCCAGCCGCGCCGCGCTCTCGCGCACGCGCCAGCCCGTTGGAGATTTGCACCTTGGGTGGTCCCGCGTGCCGGCGGGGCCTGGGGCTGCCCATCTTCTTTTCCTAAAAAAATAATTCGGCGTACCCTAGCGGCGGGCGCAGGAGAGAAGGATATGAAGCTCGTATTACGGGCAGCGCTAACGCTTGCGCTGATGTTAGGTGTTAGTTCTTGCGCGCATTTCAATCAGGACAATGTCGACAAGGCGCGGGCTTTGTTGGAGGCTTGTTTGCGGGAGTCGTGGACGCAGGGTGAGCAGGCGGGGCGGTTTGGGGTGGCGTGTCAGGCGATGAATGATTGGGCGCGGCAGCAGGGTTGGCACGCGCAGCCTTAAGGTGTGGTGGGCGGCTTATTTGTTAGGGGAGAGGAACATGACGAAGGGTAAGGTGCGGCGGGTAGTTGAGGATGATGATTACGAGCGCAGCAACGCGGGGGAGTATGAGGAGTTAGTGGAGCAGTTGATGAAGTTGGTGCGTTTGCAGAGTGATGCGTTGCAGGCGATGAGTGTGGCGTTGGGGAGTTTGGCGGCGGCGACCGAGGAGGTGGAGGACGAGGATGGGGATGATGAGGAGAAGGATGCCGAGGAGAAGTGAGTATGGCGACTGACATTGAGGAGCTGCAGTTGTTGCAGCGGGGTGCGCCGATTGATCCGCAGTCGCAGTGGGGGTGGTGTGGTCCGTGGCTGCCGCCGCAGTTGCGGCCTAAGCGGTACAGCTGCTCGGTGCATGGGATGCATCCTGACTGGGTACAGATGTTCTGGAGTCAGCGGGCGGGCTGGACGAATTTGTTGTGTTTGCGGTGTATTGCGGCGACGTTGGCCTCCAGCATACCTGGGGTAGTGACGGTGCCGGGGGGTGACACGGGGAGCGCGAGTCCGGTGCCGCCGATTCCGCCGGGGACGGGGGTGAACTCAAGTCAGGTGGTAGGGACGAACACCAATGACAATGCGCTGGTAGGGATTGTGGGTGAGTACCGCAGTGCTCAATCGGCGTGGGTTGCGGTGCCGAATGAATCGGAAGCGGTGATGACGCAGCTCGTGTTGTCGGCGGGGGACTGGGATGTGATGGGGATGGGTCAATGGCGGCCGGGGAGTCTCTCGGTGTTGTACAACTTTCTCATTGTTGGGTTGATCACGGCACCGCCGGCTTGGGTGGAGGGTGCGTATGACTCGATAGCGTTGGAGGCTCAGGCGCAGGGTAGTTTTGCGGGGTTGGGGCCGTTGCCCTCGGCGCTGAACACGCCCACGGTGCGGTTCAGTTTGGCGTCGCCGACGACGGTCTACTGTCAGACGATGACGATTTATTCGAACGGCAGCATGACGGGGCAGGGTTCGATACGGGCGCGGAGGGTGCGGTGATGGGAGCGGAGGAGCGGTTTGCGATGTTAGGGCCATGGCAGGGTGGGGCACGGGTACCGGCGACTGTGATGTGGCCGCCGTTTGTGACGCCGCCCTGGAGTCACTCACCCTGGATGTGGCAGCGACCGTGGCGAGGGTCGCCCGTGTGGTGTGGGCCGGGGCCGACGCCGTGGCAGACGACTGAGGGGGAGTGTGATCCGTGGGCGGGGTCGATCAACTTTGGCAACTGGCAGCTTCCGCTCGGCAACTTCTTTAATCTGAGTCAGATGGCGCGGTGTGGGAATGCGGGGTGTCCGCAGGGAGGCGTACCGGGGGGTTGGTGGGCGGGAGGTTGGAAGGGGACGTGTGGTTTTGGTCGAGGCTGTCCGTGGGTGTGTCGGGGGTGTCAAGCAGGTTGGCCGTTTGATGCGGACTTGCGGCACATTGGGCCGGCGAAGTATCCCAACAGCAATCGCTGGGACTGCAATCGGGTGCGGTGGTTAGGGCAGGCGGCGCAGGCTGTACCGTGGACGAGCGGTGGCTATGCGCAAGCCTTCTCGCCCTTTGGTGACAAGCAGGAGCTTTATCCTCGCTGGGTGGGTTAGTACGGGCTAGTACGGCTACGCTTGCTGACGCGCTGCGTCAAGGCGCAGAGTTGGGTTTCTCGACCGCAGGAGGGCGTGCCTGTGGACTTAGACGAACTAAAAAAGCTGCAGCAGGCTGGGTTGATTCAGAAGCTGAGTGAAGCGGCGCGGCAAGCGTTGAATAATGCGCGTTACAAGATGGAGCACATGATTCCTGGCCCGACTCTGGAGCGGCAGGTAAAGGAGCTGGGCGAGCTGCTGGCGAAAGCGGTAGACATCAATCGCGAGTTGGAACGCCGCAGTGGGCCGCCGCCGCGAGCGGTGCCGCCCGCGAAGAGTGGGAATTAACCGTGGTGGCGCACTGCTCGAAGGAGCGTCCGAGCGGTTCAGGTCCGTTGCGCGGATCTCGCAGAGGCGCTCGGTCTAAACTCACGGGCGGTGCGTCACCTCCTGCAACAGGAGGGCTACGTGATGAAGAAAGAACGGCAGATGGAGTTAGAGGGTGGTGTAGCGTTGCTCGCCGATCCGGTGCGTGGGTTGTTGCGGCGGGCGCGGGAGACCATCGAGCGCGAGGGTTGGACATCGCATGCTTGGCAGGACGCGCACGGGCAATGTGTTGGCAATGCGGTGCTGGGTGGTGCGGGCGAGCGCAGCGTGCGGACGGCTTTGCAGCGGGCGGCATTGAAGCGTTTGGTGCGGGCGATACCCGAGCGTCACATGCCCTTTGCGCACGAGGAGATGGAGTTGCGGGCGCAGCGCGACCCGCTCGATTTGGTGGTGAACTTCAACGATCACTGTGTAGGGTCGCAGCAGGGAGCGTTGCGGTGGCTCGACAAAGCGATAGCGCAGGAGGAGGTGACATGAAGGCATTACTTGGCATTGTCCTGGGTGGTGCGGTGAGCCTCGCGCAGGCGCAGACTTGTCCGACTGACGCGCCGATCAGTACCGTGATGGCGGCGGGGTTCAGCTGTCAGGTGGGTGACAAGACGTTCAGTGCGTTCGACATCACGGGTGCGCCTGTCGATGCGCGCATTCAGTTTGGTCTGCTGAATGGCGAGCTGTTTGCGGTGACGTTGTCGCGGGATGGCGCGTTCTTCTCGGACGGGCGCACGGTGTTCGACTACACGATCTCGGCTGCAGCTCCCAACCACATCGTGCAGGGCACGGTAGGGGTTGATGTGTCATTCCCGTCCGTGATCACGACGACGACGCTGAACGGCACGTTGTTGGGGCCGGTCGTGAACGGTGGCACCGAGATGATGTTGTTTGCGCCGGGGACGACGAGTGTGGTGGTGGACAACACCAGCACGATCTCGGGGGCTGCGGAGCTGAACTCGATCAGTAACGACTTCACCCAGGTACAGGTTGGGGTAGCGGAATTTGGCAGCCGGCTGGCGGCCAATGGCTTGCTCGCGCTCGGCGTGGGGGTCGCTTGGTTGACAGGGAGACGTCGCAAATAACAATCGGCATTACTGCTCTTAAGGCCGGGAGGCGCAGCCATCCTGAAATTAAGCTCCTCGGGATGGCAGGCTCGCTCGCCTCTCTTACGTCTCCCGGCCCTTCTCTTTTGGTGAAAGGAGGTACCACTACGCAAACCCCCAGACGTTGAAGACAACAGACGTGATCGATTTTTTCGCAAGCACTAGGGCCGGGAACTCCCTCTCGGCCCTTTCTCGTTCAGGGGACACAACGATGGCCGAGGACATAAAGAAGCTGCGTGCGTCGCGCAATGCGTTGCAGGCGAAGTATGTGCGGCTGCAGGCGGCTCTCAAGGCAGTCGATGAACGCTGCCAGGAGCTGGACAAAGCCAACGTCGGGCTGGCGCAGGAGTCGCACGAGAAATCGCAAGAGATCGTGCGCCTGCGGGCGAAGCTCATACGCACGCTGGCGCAGCTGCATCACCACATAGGCTGCGATGCAGAGTGTGAGAAGAACCACCTAGCGTAGACTGTTCCAAGGCGCGCCGGGGCTGGAGAGCCTCGATGCCGCGCTTCGCCTCGGAAGAGTTCTGGCGCTTTTGTTCGCGCCTCGTCATCAACTCGAAGGAATTCGGCGCGGTGCGTTTATCGCGCCCCTATGGTCCGCAGCGCTGGATCATCAGGCAGATCGCATCTGCCTACAGCGACCTCGATATCCACGACTTCACGATCTTGAAGTGCCGGCAGCTCGGGGCCAGCACGGTGATGTTGGCGCTCGATCTCTTCTGGTTGTGGACGCACGGTGGCATGGACGGTTCGTTGGTCGTGCAGGACGAGTCTACCTTCGTCAACTTCCGCACCCAGCTGTCGGAGTTCTACGAGCGCTTACCCAAGAGTTACAAGCCCTATAGTCCCACCCACAACAGGAATGAGTTTGTCTGGCGGCTGGCGAACGGCACGATGTCGCGCCTGCAGTATCAGATCGCCGGCACCCGCGTTGGGCAATCGGTAAAGCTCGGGCGCGCCAAGGGCAATGCGTACTGTCACGGGACCGAGGTGGGTTTCTGGGCCGACCAAGGGTCTTTCCAGAGTTTAAAAAACTCGCTCGCCGAGAAGAACCCCGACAGGTTGTTCATCTTCGAGTCCACCGCGAACGGCTTCAACGCGTGGGAAGAGCAGTGGCGCATCGCCAATCACGCCATCAGTCAGCGGGCGATATTCGTCAGCTGGTGGGCGCACGAGATGTATCGCGTGCCTCGGGACTCGCGCATCTTTCAGGTCTACTGGGGCCACGAGGGTCGCATGACGGGAGAGGAGCGCAAGCTCGCGCACGACGTGGCACTCCTCTACGGGGACTGCATGGAGTTCGTCTGGGGGACCAAGGAGATCTCCCCCGAGCAGGTCGCTTGGTACCGATGGTATAGCGAGGAAAAAGTCGCTGATCCTGAGATGGTGAAGCAGGAGATGCCGTGGACGGCAGAGATGAGCTTTGTAACGACGGGAGCGCAATATTTCCACTCACGAGACCTGACCAACAGCATGCGTAGGATCCTCTCCGAGGATCCGCCGAGACACCTACGCATCGAGATCGCGCACACCATGCCCGACACTCAGGTGATCGAGTGTCCGAAACGGGTAGCGAATCTCTGGGTGTTCGCTTCGCCGCAGGAGAGAGCCAGGTATGTGCTGGGAGCCGATCCCGCCTACGGGTCGAGCGAGTACGCCGATGCCTTCTGCATCAGTGTCTGGCGCTGCTGGTACGACCGCATCGAGCAGGTGGCTGAGTACCACACCTTCGACCTGCAGCCTTACGCTTTCGCTTGGGTGATGGTGTATCTCGCCGGCATGTTCTCACCCTGCAACTGGAACTTGGAGATCACTGGTCCCGGCGCTGCAGTGATGGGCGAGCTGGACAACCTCAAGCGCTCGCGCTTCACCGGCGAGCAGCAGTCGAAACAGGTGATGAAGAACTTCTTGAACGGCATGCAGGAGTTCTTCTACTCGCGCTTCGACTCGATGTCGCGCAATCCCGTCGCTCGCGGCACGCAAAGCACCTACAAAGAAAAAACCCGTTACATGGATCTCTTCAAGGATTACTGGACGCGAGGCTATGCGGTTGTTCACAGCAAGCCCTTGTTGGAAGAGATGCGTTGGGTGGTGCGCGAGCCGGGGCATGCGCCGGCTGGCTCCGCGCATCATCACGATGATCGCGTGATCGCGAGCGCGCTCGCGGTTTATGCGTGGCACGAGAAGATCCGGCATCGCTTGCACTCGATGAACGTGAGCTGGGCTGCGGAGCAGAAGGTAGCGCGGGGTGAGCAGCGCCCGATGGCGGCCTATGACGCCTTGATTCAGCGTCGCCTGCAGCTGCTCGGCATCAAGCCGCCTTTACCGAGGTAGCGAGGGAGGTGTATGAAGCGCAAGCAGCAAGCCAAGTCGAAATCGTTCGCCAGAAGGAGGAAGCACATGGCACCCGAGAAAGAGAAGGATGACCCGCACAGTTACGACACCGAGAAGCACAAGCAAGAGCAGCAGCGCCCACCTGGGCAGGCTGGCACTCCCCCGCCTCCCGGTGGCACTGGCTCGCCCACACACGGCCCGACACCGGGAAAGCCGCCGCAGGATCCGCCGGGGCAGCCGAAAGGCCCCGGTCAGACGAGCGCCGCTGACGATGAAGAAGAGACAGGCAACAAGGCGACGTAGCGACACCGACAAGCGCTGGACTCCGCCGCCCGACTGCATGAGCTGTGATGAGATCCGTTGGTGGTTGTGCGAGTTGCGGCGGCGGGGTTGGAATTCGAGCGAACTGCAGCGGGCATTGGCGATACGCGGCAACATAGGTCACAAGGCGAGCGGCAGGGCTTGGATCTATCCGACCGAGCAGATCCGCATGTCGCATGTCTTGCGTCGCATCATCTCGGGTGAGCTGGTGCTGGGGCCGCCCCGGTGGACGAGTCACTCGACGTGGCGCTGCGATGCGATGTTGGCAACGAGGCCTGAGCCGCTGCGAATGCCGCTCAAGATGGTGTTTGACTTCCATCGCGGGCGGCTGGCGTTGACCCCATCACACACCCCGCCCGAGAATCCGCTACCGTCCTTCAAGACGCTGCTCAATAATCCGCGTCGCTGGGTTGACAGGGGCGGATGGCACAAATGGTGACGCACAACTTCGAGTGTCGAGCGCACGGGGTGTTCGAGGCCCAGGTCGAAGCCGGGACGCTGCCTGCCTGCCCACGCGGATGCTCGTCGTACTTCGTTCACTTGGTGTTCACCGTACCGCCCTCGATTGGCACGGACAGAGTGCGTAATGCTAGCCGGCTGGTACGTGAGGCGGCTGACAGTCAGGGGCTTTCCGATATTGATGTATCGCCCTCGCGCCCCGGCGACAGTGTTGCCGACAGGAACTTCAAGCGCTCGGGCAACCCCGTGCGAGCGCAAGCGGTGGACTTCAAGACCTACATGTCTTCTCTCACGCACAAGTCGAACGAGCTGACGCGCCTCGGATTCGGGCACCCGTATGACCCGCACGAGTGGCGCGAGCGCAAGGAGACTGGCAAGGTCACCCATAGCGGCGCGCAGGGACCGATTCAGGACACGCCGATGAACCAGTACGGGGTGGAGATTCAGCGGGTGAAGGAGCGATGACAGACTTCGAGAAGCATCTTGCGCGAGTGCCATGGTGGCGACGGTTTGTGATCAAGCACGACGATGGGGGTCACACGGTCATCGAGCTGCCGGTGGGGTTCCTCGTGGGACTCTTTCTCTGCCTGCTGGGCCTCGTGCTGCTATTAGTGGGGGGCTGATGTTATATCGCGTGGTGATTGGCGATGCCGCCCAGGTACGTGGCATCGTGGAGATCGATCTGGAGAAGTTCGAGATACGGGATGGCACCTTGGTGATCTACGGTCCAGAGGCTACCCAAGTCATTGGTGTATGGGCCGCCAATCACTGGCATTCCATCGTTGTCGTTGAGTCGTGGGAACGGGCGCGCCGCACAGGTGTGCCCAATGAAAATCCCCGATGGCGACAAGCGTCGCGATAGATACAAGCGCTGGGACTTCTTCCGCGAGCTGATCGAGCGCTGCCGCGTCTCGCGGGTCGAGCGCCGCAATCAGTACACCTCGCGGCGTTTCTACTGGTTGTACGGGACCGATGGCTCATATGGCAACACGGATGTTGACACGGGCCTCGGTCCCCCTCCCGGCAACAAGATCTACCCGCACCTCGATTACGTAACGAGCTTCCTCTACGCCGCTGAGACCACACGCTTCTCGACGCAGCTGGGGAGCGAAGTGAACGAAGCGTTTATGACTTGGGTGCCCAAGATCAACGAACGCATCAACGACATCTGGCACACCTCGAACACCGACATCATCGTCGGCAACGCCATCACGCTCGCGCTCGTCTACGACTCGATGTTCATCAAGCCGATGTGGCGCGGCAATCAGGTCTATCCCGGCATCGTGCATCCGCACAACTTTGGCGTGCTGCGCGAAGACGTCGCGATGTTGTCGAGGCAAGAGGCCTTTACGCATTGGTATCCGATCACGGTGGGGCAATTCCGCACCGATTTCGCGGAGCTGCCACGCATCACGCAGATCTTAGAGCGGGTGGCGAAGCGTAGCTCGGGGATGATCGAGGCGCAGGAAGCAGGGATCGACCGCATCATCATGTCGGCGCAGTCGCCGCTGGGGTCGAGCGGCCCGCCGCAGGGCACGGGGGTCGTGGACTGGCTCTCCCAGGTATCGATGAACTACGTGCCTCGGGTCAAGGAAGAGATGGTCGAGATGTGCGAGCTGTTCATCTGGGACGACGCACTGAACGACTATCGGCTCGTGACCTTTGCCGATCCCGACATCTGCATCTTCGACCGGCCCGCGAAGGATGTCGGCTGGCTGGAGCAGGAGGTGCCCTTCATTCAGATCACGCCGAATCCTGACCCGCATTACTTCTGGGGCATCAGCGAGTGCGAACGCTTGATGGCGCTCCAGGCGGCCCGCAACCGAGCGCTGGCGCAGATCGAGCATCTGCAGGACTTGCAGGCGCATCCGCCCTCGACCATGAGCGGCTTTCCCTCCGATCTGCTGGAACTGCAGTACGTCCTCGATACGCCGAATGGACTGTTGAACCAACCCGATCCCGCCGGCACCGGAGCGGGCGGGCCGAAAGCAGATCGCGTCGCGATTGAGCTGCCGCAGGATCTCTACGAGCGCCTCGCCCGCATCGATGAGATGTTCGATGAGATGTCGGGACTCCCGCCGATTGCTCGCGGCCAGAATCCTGCGGGTGTGCGCGGTGCCGGCCACGCCATGGATCTCGCGAAGCTGGGAACATCGCGTATTAAAAAGCGCGCCATGGTGATCGAGGACCAGCTGGAGGCGCTCGCCACAGTGTACCTGCGTCTGCTGCGGCGCTATGACCCGACGCACCTGACGGCTCCCGTCCAGGCAGGTAGACCTGAGCCGCAGGAAGAGTTCATGCCCGCGCACTTGCCGGATAGCTTCACCGTCAAGGTCGATGGTCACTCGAACTCCCCGATCTTTGTCGATGATCAGACGGCGCTCGCGTTTCAACTCTTCAAAGCGAAAGCCATCAGTCGCGAGCGTCTGTTGGAGATGGTGCCGGTGCCCAGCCGGCAGCTCCTCATCCACGAGCTGAAGACGGTGATCGAACCCTCCGAGGCGCAAGCGCACAAGGAAGAACAACAGTTCGAGTTGCAGAAGGCACAAGCTCAAGGCAACCGTGGTCGTCCGCGCAAACCGCAAGCTCCCGGCAATGGCGCAACGCCACCAGAGGGTGCATGATCCGCGCAGCGCGCCGGGGACCAACCGTCATTGGAGGGTCTTACCATGGCTCGTCTCAGACGTTTACGCATGACTCGTCGCGCTCGTCGGATTCGCGCTCGCCGCCGACGTTGACGTAGACTCACCGCTGCGCGTCGGGGATCTCGCTGAACCGGGGTTGACGAACAAACCGACCCCGTGCCTACAGGAGGTCTGTCATGCCACGTAGACGACGGCGCGTGCGACGGTTACGTCGCGGGCGTCGGCTAAAGCGCTAGAGGCGCGGCGGTGCATTGAAACCCCGGTGAGTTGAAGCACCGGGGTTTCTTGACAGTGTCACCGTGCGGCGCGCAATCTTCCCGCGCACCGCCGGTACGGGATGTCTACCCCTGCCGATCAGCTAGGGACTCCTCCAGCCCCTGCTCCCGGCGCTGCACTCCCTCCCGGCGGCCCAGCTAACGCTCCACCCATTCCCCCACCGATGGGTGCTGGCGGCGAGCCAGCTCCCGGCGGCGCGCCCACGATGATGCCGCAGGCACCGCGAGGGGACGAAGCCGCTGCGGATGCCAACGTGCAGATGGCGATGCGGATCCTCGAAGAGGTGATCGCCAAGTACGGGTTCGCATCTGACAAGGGCAAAGCTGTCCTGCGAATGATTCAGGCCGGCACCCGCGCTTTCGGTCGTAGCGAAGATCGAGGGCAAGCCATCCTCCCCGCCGAATTGAAGTCACGCCTGATGGGCGATGCAGCAGGAGCTGCTGCGCCTCCCGGCGGCGCTCCCGGCGGGCCGGCTGGTGCTGGCCCACCACCACCGATGGCCGGCGGCGGCATTCCACCGGGAGGCGGCCCACCTGGGGCCGCCATGTAGGAGATGAGTCATGGCTGACAACCGACGCAAATTCCTTGGTCCCAACGCTGGCACGTTGCGCGACCCAACAAGTAACTCGCTCGAACACGGGCGCATGCGCAACCCGCCCAGGTATCCCGACATCACGACGGGCTGGCAGTCGCGGGGCATGAAGCGCAACGACAAGAAATTGTCGAAGCCCGGCGACACGGTGTAGCCGCCATGGCACGCCGAGGTGGTCGCAGTTGGGGCACCCGCACCATGCCCCCGATCAGTCACCGTCAGCCGCGCCGGCATGTTGGCAGGCCGCCGCATAAACGGAACCGACGCTGATGCCCGACGACAACCGTGCGATTCGCGAGGCCTACCGCGACAAGCAATTGGCGGCAGCGCGGGGCGATGCACACCGTGATCTCCATGGCCGCCCGATCCCGCGTCTGCGCGACACCAACCGCATCGTGCAGTCGCGTTACGGGCGGCGCGGTTATCGAGGACGCTGACATGCCCGCCAATCCCTTCGCCAGAAGTCAGCTCTCGCGCATGGGTCCGTACTGGGGCCGCACGACTGCGCCAGCTCCTGCCCAGCGTGATCCGTTGGCTACCCGACAAGCCGCCGCACGTTGGACGCGAGCGCGCACCGCCAGGAGAACCACTCGATGAGCCTCGAAGACCTCACTCCCGCACAGATCCAGCAGCTGCGCTTAGGGCAGCTCCTGCTGGAGACCAATCCCGAGATCGCGCTCGACGCCAAGAAGCTCGCCCGTCGCGCCAATCCCAACCTGCGCCTCCCCGAGGTGGACCTCGAAGAGAAGCTGGAGAAAGAGCGTGCGGAGCGCCGGCAGCTCGAAGACAAAATCGAGCGCCAGCGCATCGAGGACCGTGTGGCGGCCCGCGAGCGCGAGATCAAGAAGCAGATCGAGTCCTCGGGCTTTTCCGTCGAGGAGATCGAGAAGATCGTCAAGGACGAGGATCTGCACGGTGCGGCGGGCATCAACACCGCATTGAAGCTCGCGGAGCTGCAGCGACAGGCTGCCGCGCCGGGAGCTGCTGAGATGAGCTACCCCGGCACGCACGACATGCGTGGGGATCCCAACCTACGAAAGCTCTCAGCGGGAGATCTGCGACGTTGGTCTCTCACCGAGGGTCACAAGATGGTCGATGACTTTCTGAAACGGCAACGCAGCGGGCGCTAAGGAGTTAGTTTATGCCAGTCCCCGGTGGTCTACTCCCACAAGCAGGGCCGCAGTTCAGTGAACTCGCTGCGATTACCCGCAGGTGTTTTATCCCGGCCTGCGTGATTCAGATCTACAATGCCAGCCCCCTGATGGCATCCTTTCTTGCTAACGCCCAGTCAGCGGGAGGTGGTGTTAGCTCGGTTACGTGCCCAGTGCAGGGCAGCCCAATGGTGGTTGCATCGGCAGCAGGGTATGACGGGACGTTCGCGCCGCCGCCCAGTCTGCAGGGAATCCTCGATGCTGAGTGGAACCTCCAGCTCGTCCTAACTCCGATCCCGTTCCTCGGTACCGAGGGTCTCGTGCAGCTCGATCATGCGGTGATCCCGCTGATTCAGGCGCGCATGAACGACGGCACGAATGCGACGATGCATCTGATGGCGACCGACGCCTACGCCAACATCTCGCTCACCAACAACCGTGTCATTGGCCTCAACGGTGCGATAGACGACGGCACCAACCTGCCGATCTACGGCAACATCGACCGCACGCAGACCGCGCCCACCAACCAATCGTGGTGGAAGAGTTACGTGCGCGACAACGGTGGCGTGCCGCCGACACGCAAGCTGGTGCTGCAATGGATCGTGGGCCTCACAGCATCGCAGGGCGAAAGCCCGAGCTTTGGTGTGACCGATGCCGCCACCTGGGCGGCACTGGCACAGGACTATGTGGGAGCGGAGTCCTACATGATTACGCCGGGAAATGCGTTTGATTCTGACGGTGATCGACCGCGCTCCGCATTCAGAGCGTTAGACGTTGCTGGCGTGCCGATTTTCCTCGACCCGTATGTACCCAACGCCAACGCCGGCACGATCTGGTTCGTCAACTCGAACTACCTCAATGCGTACTGGCACGATCAGGCGAGCTTTAACTTCAGCGGCTTCGAGTCAACGATCCCCAACTACCAGCTCGGATACCTGGGCGTGATCGTGAACGCTTGGGCCATTGTGAATACCAAGTGCAAGGCCTCGGGCCGCATCACGGGATTCCAAGGCGTCGCGGGGCTATGACATGTCAGACGTACAGGTCATCAACCGCAACACCTTTCCGCTCAAGGGTCGCTTCGCCGCCATCGACTACGTGTTCCCGCCGAATGAGCCAGTGGAGATCCCCGAGCGGGCGGCGGCGCACATCTTTGGGTGGGATGAGGACGACAGATCACCGCAAAAGGCGGGAGCGCTCAATCGGCTGGGCCTGCTGAAGCAAGGCGACAAGCTCGAAGATGCGCTCGCAGTCCTTGGACGATGTGAGTTTCATACTGGTCGCACGGTGTTCGAGCGACCGACAGAAATCGGGGATACCCCCGGCGCGCCCAGGAACCCCGGTGGGGAATCGGGACTCAAGGCGGATGTAGCCCCCGCTGAGAGTCCTGATGACCTTGCGCGTGAAGTGTTGGCAAGGCGGGCGAAGCGTCCCAGCGGAGGTTGAGTGGGTGCGCTCGATACTTACAACGCACGCACCCGACGCCTCCTGACTGATGCTGGCAGGCAGTACTGGAGTGACGTCGAGCTAACCGACAACATCAATCAGGCTCGCGTGCGTATCTGCGGCGACACCAAGTGCCTGCGGATGCTCGTCACCAACATCATGCTGCCTCCCGGCCAGGAGGCGTACAACATTCCCGATACCGTCAATCGCGGCATGCCGCCGAACATGGGGCTGAACGTGGTCGAGGTCATCTCGGTGACCATCTACTGGGGCAACATGCGGGTGAAGCTCCAGAACCGGCCCTTCACGGAGCAAGACGCCAAGTTAAGAATTTTCCAGCACTACCTCACGCGCCCCGGCTCTCTAGCGTTCATGGGTGCCAACACCGTTTACCTCAATCCGGTGCCTGATCAGTTCTACAACAGCGACTGGGACGTGGTGCTGGTGCCAACGCCGCTCACCACCAATAGCGACTTGGAGGTGATCCCGGTCGTGTTCCAGGGCTTGGTGCCGTGGTTCGCGGCGCACCTCGCCAAGTACTCCGAGCAGTCGATGTCGGAGAGCGACGTCTTCTACAAGAAGTACATCGATGAGCGGCAAGCGGCGAGCTGGGCCTTCTTTGGCGCACGGGTGCGCGACGCTTACCGGAGATAACGGTGGCACAGAAGATCGAAACCAAGCAAGAGCGCCCGCTGCAGACGCACTACGTCAAGCAGTTCCTCGCGGTCAACACCGTGGCCTCGCGGGTGTCCGAGCCACAGGAGGGATGCTTCTACGACCTGACCAACTGCCAGCCGATTGGCTACGCGAATCTCCACTCGATCAACGATGCCAGTGCGCCGATCTATGACTTTGGCGCGCAACGCGTCTACGCCGATTTCAGCGTCAACATCAACGGTCAGGAGACACTGCTGATCGCGACGACCGATGGCACCCTCTTCGCTTATGACGTCGGTGTCACGCCAATCAACATGCGGCCAATCGCTCAGGGCCTCTCGGGGACCGATGCGCTCGATATCACGCAGTACGACGCCAACTTGGCTCTCATCATCGATGAGACGGGCTACTACTCCTGGCCGAACCCATCGATCCCGCCGCCGACGCCCGCCACCGCTGGAATTGACAGCCGATTAGTCATCCGCCCGCCGGGGCCGATTCGGCCGCCGACAGTGGGGTACCTGCAACCGCTCTCGTCTCCCGCTGCCCCCGGCGCGAACGCGATGCCGACGCACGGGCAAGCGATTGCGGTCTACAACAACATGGTGTGGATCGCGCAGGGTCGAACCCTCTTCTACTCAGCTCCCGGTACGGCTAATGACCCGATACCTGCGTATCAGAACTTCACCTGGGGGACCGGGAGCCTCGGCGGCGGCTGGCAGATCATCGATGACCCGCTGCTGCGCTCCGACATCAAGGCGCTCTTCGCCGCCAATGGCTATTTGTACATCTTTGGTGAGACCTCGATCTTCGCACTCTCGGACGTCTACACGACCTCCAGCACCGACACCGC